TCTTCGGGTCGCTTTGCGGAGCTTATTGAGCCATTCAGTCAATTCGGGAGCGCTTGGCGGGTGAAAAACGGAAGCCGTTTCATAATCATCGAGCGTGGAGAATTTTTCGGCGTGCTTTTCCATGTGCATATTAAGTGCCTCGAAATGCAGATCGAGCAATTTTCTCAATGACGGGCCGTGGCCGCTCATTGCTTTACGGATGAGTTGCTTCAGGGCAATTTGGATTACGGGCATCTTTTCAACGCCCTGTTCCGTTTTTATGGTAATGAGCTCTTCGCTTAGAGCGAGAATGTCCGAAACAAATTGCCGAGGCAGATAGCTTCGCTCACGCTTGCGAGGTCGCCCCTTAGGGTTGCCGGAAGTGCCCTTAGGCCATTGGCCGTTGGCTTCTCGTGCGGCGGCCGGTGCCTCTTCTGGTTTAGCAGCGGCGACGTAATCCGGCAGCGGCCTTATATCTTTTTCATTATAGTCTTTGATGGGACTGCTGGCCCGAAGTGCTCCGTGGAAATTTCGGTGCGCGTTTGACTTCAGAGAGGGCGGCGCTTTGGTCTTTTTCACTGCTGTGCCCGCCTATGCTGCTTGGTTTACCGATTGGAGATGCCCGTCTCCAAGTCGATCGCATTTGACAGTTTCGAACGTCTCCTCGGTGCTGGCCAGGACTACCGATTTGCCAGCCAGCTTTTCCCAACGGCGGATAATCACGTCGCAGTAGATTGGATCGATCTCTATCAGTCGTGCAGAGCGCCCTGTCTTTTCGGCGGCGATGAGCGTGGTGCCGGAGCCGCCAAAAATGTCGAGCACGATCTCGCCCCGGTTTGAAACATCCCGAATGGCATCAGCAACCAGGGCCACAGGCTTCACTGTCGGGTGCGACGCTAACTCCTCCATCCGCTCTGACCTGAATGTGTTGACCCCGGGGTAGGTCCAGACGTTTGTCCGATACCTCCCCTTCCCGCCCAGGCCAAAGGTATTGGTGTGGGCGGCAGTACCGACTTTCCAGACCAGGACCATTTCGTGCTGGGAGCGATAGAAGGCCCCCATTCCGCCGTTGGTCTTGGACCAGACGCAGATGTTCTTGAGCTCAGTAAATACCCCCTGCCCAGCAGCGATGACTTCGCCCAGGTGACGCCAGTCCATGCAGGTGAAGGCTATGGCCCCGTCCCGGCAGGACTTTTCCGCAACTGCGAAGGCTTCGGCCAGAAACGCCGTGAACTGCTCACGGCTCATCTCCCCGGAGGCCTCCGAGAATTCCCGGTGCTTGATCCGGCCAAGGCCACAGACATTGCCCGCGATGCGGACGTTATAGGGCGGGTCCGTAAAGACCATATCGGCCTTGCGGCCCCCCATCAGGCGCTCGATCACCGCCGGGTCCTTGGCATCCCCGCACGCCAGGAAATGCCGTCCCAGAACCCATAAATCTCCGTGGCGGCTGACGGGCTCGGGATCAGGCTCCGGGTGGTAATCCGCCGGCTCCTCCCGGTTTGTTGAGGAGTCCTGGACCTCCTGGATGACCAGGTCGACCTCAGGCTGGCTAAAGCCGGTCAGATCGACTTCAAACCCAAGGTCAATGAGGCCTTGGAGCTCACCAGCCAGAATCTCAAAATCCCACCCGGCGTCCAAGGCCAGCTTGTTGTCCGCGAGGACGTAAGCCCGCCTTTCCGCCTCCGACATGTCTTCAAGCACGACACAGGGGACTTCCGTCATGCCGAGCTGTTTGGCGGCGGCGATACGGCCATGCCCAGCAACGACATTGCGCCCCTTGTCGATGAGCACCGGGTTTGTGAACCCGAAGCGCCTCACTGAATTTGCGATCTTGTTGATTTGAGCCTTGCTATGGGTGCGGGCATTGCGCGGCGCCGGCTTCAGCTCATTAACATCGACGTGCAAATACTTGGCGTTTTCCCAGCCTGCCATAAATAAACATCCTCGTTGGTTCCCTCCTGGAAAATCCGCGGAGAGCACATGCTCGGCTTTCCCTTGGTCAACTGAGCGCGATAACTACCGGTAGTCTGTTCGCCGCCTCTGACAAGTGGGCGCGCAAATATTTTTGCGCGGATCTGCGATGCGTGACGCGCTTTGAGCGATCACACCTAAAGCCGAGGACTCAATTCTTTTTTGCGAAGGCCATTTGCGTGGCGCTTTTTCAGGATTCAGATGCGAGCGCGGCTCAACACTTGAATCCGTGGTCTGCGATCAAAACTTCAATCGCCGTTGCCGCGGGCAAACTTGTTTTTAAATGTCGAGAGAGCTGGGCCAGCCACCGAGTGGCCCAATGCAACCTAAAGTTCTGAAAATTCGGCTGCGACCTGATTGTCCCCTGCATCCCGACAGTTGCCCGCGTGATCGTCGCCTGCTTGCGGCCTGATATCGGCCTGATAGCCGCGTGAGCTAAATTCCCGCTATCCCGCTGAAATTCGCCGGAAATTTAGCGCAAGCGGCCCGGCATTCCGGGAAAAACCTCGTTATTTCCGAAAGTAACAGGCAAAACAGGGGGAGCAGGGTTAGTCAGCGACTGGGCTCACAGCCACCCATCCGAGACGGATGGGGGCTGTCCGTCTCTCCAAAAATTCCATCGAACTTTCAGGATCCTTGCCGCGATCTCTGAATTTAGAGACCCGATCTTTGCCAAATTCTGGGAATTTCCAGCCAACGCTGGCAGTCAGTCTCTGGCATTTATCAGGGAATTTCCGCGAAGGGCTGGAGACTGGCCTAGAAGCGAAGTTCGCGAGCCATCGTCATTGCCACGACAGACGGCTTAGATTCGAACTGCTGCTCCTCCAAATACAGGGAGTTTTGGGCAGAAATGATGAAGCCCACGGCCCATCTCCGGAGTTATGGACGGTTTCTCAATGGCTAAGCCTCAATTCAAGCTTCAATCACCCTGAAAAATTACAGGCCGCTGGCGGCTGTGTAACAGGCGTCGAAAACTCGATTACAGGGCAAATAGCAGGAAGATCTTGGGCGGTCGGAAGCCTCACCGCTCTTCATATATATAAGTGTGCTCGGGGCCAGCGCCCTCACACTTATATATATGCGTACGGGCCACCTATCTTAGGCGCCTCACGGCCCAGATCCCGCTTCAACGGCTAAGTTCTATACGCAAGAACGACGAGCTGGCCGCCAAAAGGGTCAATGGATATATTTGACCGAGCGCTCCAACGGCCATCTTCGCCGTAGAGCGTCTTGGGCATACGGTAATTCCGCAAATGGCTTCAACCGGCGAATTTTCGTTCTTCAGCATCTAATACAGAGCCAGCGATCCATGAACGGACACGCTGGAGAGTACCTCCAGGAGCTCAAATAGGTCCGAAGATCGAAAATTAAGCCCGCTACAGCTTCGCCAACGGCCAAAATCGCCGTTGGGAAGGTTTTTGAGCGCTCTACGGAGCCCGTAAAGGGCTCCAACGGCTAAAATCGTATTGCGCATCCAATTTTGGCCAACGCTGGAGCCTTCCACGGCTTTAGCCATCACTTAAAACTGAACCTAAAACTAAATAGGCGATGGCCTGGACCAATTTCCACGACGGGAAAACGCGTCTTGGAGCCATGGGAAGACGATATGGAGAACACAAAACCGCTTCTTCAGCGCTCCAAAAAGTAAAATTTAAGCCCGGAAAAAATAACCCCTTGTTTCGGCGCGATAAAAAAACAGATTCGGAACGGGATTCCCCCAATATCGCGAGCCATCGGCTACAGCCAAGATCCATCATCTCCATCGCAGATAAACATCCTCTACAGCGTCCAACTGACTTTTAGCGAGGATGAGCAACCAACGCTCATGTCCACGATCTTAATATCTATCTTAGTCGGTCGTTGACCGGCTCATCGCAACGTGACGGCTTTATCGCTCACGGCAGAACGACGAAGCTGTTAGGCCACATCACAATATACTCACAGCAGTACGATCGGGATGCGTTTGACCTCACACACATGCACACACACTGACGCCAATCTGCGCGCGACCGAGAACCCTGCGTAAAAATATTTTGAAAAGAGTCTGGACTCTTCCGAAAATTCTGTTTGAGTCCGCGCACATTCAGTGCAGAGAACTTCCATGCAGCACGAACATAAACTGCAGATCTCATACCGCGCCCCAACCTCGATCCACACCAATCGGAATAACGCACGCTCGCATTCGAGCAAGCAGATCGGCCAGATTGCAGCGAGCATCTCGCAATTCGGATTCACCAACCCGGTGCTGGTGGACGAGGAAGGGCTTCTGATAGCTGGTCATGGCAGGCTTAAAGCGGCTCAGAAACTCGCGCTCGAAAGTGTGCCTGCAATAGAGCTAAAGGGTTTATCGGACGCAGAAAAACGCGCCCTTCTTCTGGCTGATAACAAGATCGCCCTGAATGCGGGATGGGATGCCGACCTCCTCAAGGTGGAGCTCGGGCACCTTCAGGAGGTTCAAGCGGATTTTCACGTCGAAATTACTGGCTTCAGTACCGGTGAAATTGACCTGATTTTGGACTCTTCCAAGATCGATCCCGACGATGAGGTCGTCCCTGCGGTACCAGCAAATCCCTACGTTCAGATGGGGGACGTTTATCAGCTTGGCGATCATCGAGTTGGGTGCGGCGACTGCCGGGACGAACACTTTTTGCGCGCGCTCACAGGTGACACCAAGGTCGACGCAGCTTTCCTTGACCCACCATACAACGTAGCCATCAAGAAGTACGCGAGCACTCGTGACATTCACCGAGAGTTTGCAATGGCTTCCGGTGAAATGAGCGATACAGAGTTCGAGGGCTTTCTCCAAGCCAGTCTGTCGGCCTGTGCATCCATAACGCGGGATGGCGGGGTCCATTTCGTCTGCATGGACTGGCGCCATATGGATGCCGTCAGTTCGGTTGGAAAAGCCGTATACAGCAAGTTCCTGAATCTTTGCGTTTGGAACAAAAGCGCGGCTGGTATGGGATCGCTATATCGTTCCAAGCACGAGCTTATCTTTGTCTATCGGGTTGGCAGCGCTCCCCACTTCAACGCGATCGAATTGGGGAGACATGGGCGCAACCGAACCAATGTCTGGGATTACAGCTCAGCGAACTCTCTCAGGGGGAATAGGCGCGCGGACCTGGACCTGCACCCAACTGTGAAGCCTGTAGCCATGGTGGCGGATGCCATCTGCGATGTGACCAAACAGGGAGATGTAATTCTCGATGCCTTCCTAGGCTCTGGTACCTCCCTCATTGCGGCCGAGCGGGCACACAGGCGCTTAATCGGCTGCGATATCGATCCGGGATACGTCCAACTGGCCATCGAAAGGTGGCGCGATCTAACGGGGGAACAGCCAGTTCGGCTGTCGATGCAGGAGGTTGCACATGCTTGACGGTGGTGATGACGGTTCAGGCGGTGGCGGGCATCAGAGGCCGCCTGTGGCGTCTCGGTTTCAAAAGGGGCGGTCGGGAAATCCTAATGGCCGGCCCAAGGGTTCAAAGAACCTGGCTACCCTGATCAAGGAGGCTGCTTACGACAAAATAGTGGTCTCCCGAGATGGAAAAAAGCAGCGCTTATCCCGCATCGCAGCCGGGCTGATACAGCTGTCGATTAAGGCTGCGCAGGGTGACACAACGGCCATCCAGCGTCTGACAGACCTAGTAGATGAGATGGAAAAACGCGCAGCAGCTGCTCGCCCGCCCGAAATTCCGCTCGGAAAAGAAGATCTAGAAGTTTTGCGCGAAGTGCATGCCCGGATGCGGGTATGTGAAGCCCCAGACCAACCATCCCCTACCGTGGAGGCATAAAATGCTGATGTCACCTAGCAGAATGTTTGCTGAAATCCTGCAAAACGACCTGTATGCCTTCGTTCAAAGAGCCTTTCTAGAGCTGAACCAAGACCGGGCGTTTTATCCGAATTGGCACCTTGAAGTGCTCTGCGCGAAGCTGCGCGAGGTTGCTGATGGAAAATGCAAACGCCTGATCATCAATATTCCTCCCCGGCACTTGAAATCTCATACCGTTTCGATCGCGTTCCCGGCATGGGTGTTAGGGCGAGACCCAAACAAGCAAATCCTTTGCGTCAGCTACGCGCAGGAGTTCTCAGACAAGCTTGCGCGAGAATCTCGAAAGCTCATGCAGAGCGATTTCTATCTAAGGAGCTTTGGCACCAAACTTTCTGATGAACGCCAGGCAGTTGCCGATTTCGAGACTACGCAGGGAGGCAACCGATTTGCGACGTCGGTAAACGGCGTGATGACCGGCCGCGGCGCAGATATCATCATTGTAGACGATCCCCTCAAGGCTGATGATGCGGGTTCGGAGGTACGTCGGAAATCTGTCAACGACTGGTTCGACAACACTCTTCGGAGCCGCCTCAATAACCAGGAGACTGGCGCGATCATCATTGTGATGCAGCGATTGCATACAGACGATCTGGTTGGTCACGTCAGAGAGGGCGAAGAATGGGATATCGTTAGCTTTCCGGCTATCGCGCCTCAGGACGAAGAATATCGATTGGTCACTCCCTTCGGAAACCGCACCATCCTGCGGAAGGAGAAGGAGATCCTTCAGTCAGAACTGATTTCGGCGGAAACCCTGGAACAGCTTCGCATTGGCATGACGTCGTTCAACTTCGCGGCTCAATACCAGCAAGATCCCCAACCGCCAGAAGGCAACCTGATCAAGAGATCATGGCTTAAGTTCTACAAGGAGGATGAAAGACCGGCTAAGTTCGAAAAGATTGTCCAGAGCTGGGATACGGCTAACTCGGTCAGCGAGTCCGCGAACTTTTCCGTATGTACAACCTGGGGAGTTCTTGGCCGGTATTTATACCTTTTGGACGTCTTCCGGAGACAGATGGAATTCCCCGAACTCAAGCACATGGTCCGGCATCTGGCAGAAGCGTGGAATGCGGATATCGTGCTAGTCGAGGACAAAGCCTCCGGAACACAGATCATCCAGGAAATGCGGGCGGACCGATTCTCTAAAGTTCAGCCTGCGCCCAGACAGGATGGCGATAAGCAAATGCGGACCCTGGTACAGACGGCCAGTATCGCAAGTGGATACATGATGATCCCCGTGGCGGCACCGTGGCTCGATGTCTACATCCACGAGTTGACGTCGTTTCCCAACAGCAAATACGCTGATCAAGTAGACTCAACGGTCAATATGCTGGCTTGGACCACAGAACAGGCCGCGAGGCCCAAGGGATTTTTTGATATCGGTCTGGATCTGCCTGCCGCTCCTTACCTCGGCTCTCCGTTCAGTACCCATCGCGTTCCCTTCGGCCCGGGTGGATTTCGTTAGGACTATGACGAAGCTCTAGGGTTTCTGGGATGTGTCCGGAAGCGACGGCAACGCGAAATGTTTGGATAGTTCCAGATATCTGCTTTTTTGCTCGGCCGCAGGAATTGCATGCAGCGCCTGCGTACAATTCTGCATCTCCCCCGGGGCCGCCGTCTGGCAGGCATTGGCGCCTGGCAACGCTGTACCGGCTGCGTAGCTAAATCCAATCATCATTCTTATGGAAGGCGGTTGATCGCGATCGTTCGCAAAGAACTGATCGACCATGTTTTGGACTGTCCCCTGCTTCTGTGAAAGCATGACCCCTGTCGTGTCGCAGTCTTTCACGACCGGAGAGCCAAGGATCATCCCTTGTCCCGTGCAGATCAATGTGACCTCCTGCCCCGGCGATAGTTTGCCGGCGGTTTTCATACTTTCGCCTGTTAGATTGGCGTGGACGCCCTCGAAAGCATTTTGGTCACGCAACACCAAAAAGCCGTTTTCGAACATATCCTTGTTTATGCTGTCGACGGACCCGATCACGACGAGCGGCTTTCCCTTGTACTGCTCGTCTGCCGCGACTTCATTGTCATGATATGCAGCGAAGAGCTGGGACGCGCTTACTTTCTGCCCTAGCGGAAATGTGCCCGACCAGTCGCCAACGACCTTGTTGCCTTCCAGATATTCTTTGAAATCGTCCAACAACAATAATTTCGCAACAGCGATTCCTTGGGCGGACGGGACAAATCCCGCTTCGGATTGAGTGCTGATCGGTGTTTCACGTGCCTTTGGCAGGAGCGCCGCACCCAGTAGCAACAGCACGATTGCCCCGCCAGCTTTGGACCATGCCGGAAGGGGGAAATTTACCTGGCGCTGCAGGAAGGCCGAAGCCGGTGGAAAAACAATCAAAGCGGATAGAAGGAGAAGTATTCCGGCAGCAAGTTGGTGCTCAATCAGACCTGCGACGCCGCCCAAACTGACAAATATTGAATAAGCCCATCCAACAGCGGCGCCGAGCCAACTCGGCGTTATCGAATTCTTCGGAGCGACCGAATCCATTGCACTTCTCCCCTCTGGTGATCGGGGAGTTTAGAAGCCTCACAAGGAGAGCCGCGTACACCTTTAGGCTTTCGCCCTGTACATGCGTGTACGCCTCCCCGACCGCATGGTCGAGGAGTGCTTTGCCGGCAGCACAAAAAGCCGCCTTGTGAGAGGTTCTAAAGCCCCAGGCAGAGTGCGCCCTGCCCAAGCCGGAAATTACGAGTATTCCCAGCACAGTTCCAGTCTAATCTACCGATAAACGGAGAGAATTCAGCTATTTACCAGATAGAACAGGAAATGGCTCAATACCCGCGCCCGCTGCTTTCGGGCGAAATTGGGCGACCGATAGGCTAAATAGATCAACTCCTGGGTGCACCCTCGATGGCAGTTGATCCCGACCTTGCAATCATTTCGCGAACTTGCCGCATTCGATATGGCGAAGGAACAGGAACAGCGTTCTACGCGGCAGTGGGTAGCGGGAAGTTCCTAATTACAGCAAGACATCTAGTTGCCCAGCTGCAATCAAAGGAGAACATCCAAATAAAGTTCCTGAAAGGCTGGGCGCCTTTCGAAGTTGACCGCACTGCGTTCTGTGCCCATGGCAGTGACGTCGCAGCACTCAAATTAACGAAAGACCTGGGAGACGCTCTTTCGGAAAAGGCACTCAATCCTCATATCATC